CCTACACGACGCTCTTCCGATCTGGTTTGTGATAAGGAAGTTTACGTTCTCCGGGAAGTAAGACTTCGGAGCTTTGATGATATAAACACCGTCAACCTCACCAACAAGTCCGTTGATTGCGATTTTTGTTGCCATATCACCTTTTTTAGTAAACGCCTCATCCAGTTTCAGCATGTTGTAGTAACCTGGTGTACACATGCAGATTCTTCCACCAGTAGGAATTTTCTTGTTGTCAAGAATTTCCTGCACTGAAAGGAACTTCTCATAAGCGTTTGCTTTTGTTACTGCAATATCCTTAATAACATTTGCTGTTGGGGCACCTGCTACCAGCTTAGAGATACGGTATGTATCAATCTCTGGAATGATAACTTCATCAATCTGACGGGCAAGAGCTGCGCCAGCTGCCATAACTCCCATTGTGTCATCTTCACTCTTCTTGTCGATTGTGAATGTGAAAGAACGGTCTTTCGCAAGTGTCATTTCCTGTACTTCATTATTAAGCTCTGCCGGTGTACCATAACGGTTAGAACCTGTCAGAGTGTAGTCGTTCATTTCTGCTGTTGGTACGGAATATACCTTTACAGTAGCAACACCGAGCCAATCATAGGCGTTGTTTACAAGTGCTGTTGTCAGTGATCCAAGTTTAAATCTTTCATCCACCTGTGGTGAATATTTCTCAGCGTAATTAATAGCCATTTTAAATCTCTCCTTTTACTAACTTTTTGTAATCAGCGAACGCGTTCTTTTTTGCGTCCGGTTATTGCATGGAAGATTAACCGTTAAAACCTTTTAGGAATAAATCAGTCTCTTCTCCTTCGCCCTGTCCAGCATTTAATGGAGGTCTACTCTTAAGCCATTCAGATTCAGCTGCTTTGATAGAAGCATCTTTGAACTTGCTCATATTCTCAGTGACTTTCTCCATGTCATTTTCAAGCTCAGCCTTTGCAGTATCTTTCGCCATTTCAGCTGACATTCCAATTGCGAGATAACGATTCGTTGCATTGGTCATCCTAATCGTATCTTCCAGCCCTTTGACATACTTCTTATGCTCCTCCTCTGCTTCCTTTTTAGCTTCTTCTTCCTGTTCTTCGGCAGTCTGTTTTGCCTTAAGCTGTTTTCTGTAGTTTGCAGCTTCAGAAGATGCTTTATTGTAGTCATTCTGCAACTTTGCACTGTTAGCTCTTTCCTGTGCTAACTGCGCCATCAGTTCTTCTACAGTAGGCTCTTTCTCTTCCGGCTTATTATCCGGATCCTGATTCTGCTGCTCCTGTCCTTCAAGGTTTTTGTTGTCATCCATAATTTACACGTTCCTTTCTTCGCGTTTAGAGTTCTCTCTCATCAGTTACATTTCGCGATTATAGACTTCTCTGTCTTTCGCGTTTGATAAGGCACTTCTCTGTGCCAAAATAAAACAGCCACATTTCTGTGACTGTAATTTCTATAAATAAATTGTTACGCATCTACAATTCACGATTTGATTTGCAGATGCCCCCAACGAGGTATCTTTGGCATGAATCATCCACGAATCACCAACACGGAAAGCCTGTCCAATCGGAATATACTTTCCATTTACCTCAATGTGGTCTTTTCTAGTGACTTCATCAATGATTGATTCCCACCGCTTCATTGTCTTTCCAGCATTCACAGCTTCCGTATACCTAGCGTGGTTTATTGCCGTATTTACTTCGTTTTCAGCCATGAACCTTGCTCTATCCAAGGAATAGTAATAAGGCTCATTCTTATGGTTTTTCGTGCTGCCTATGACATCATAGGAAAAGCTCTTAACGTATGTTTCTAAGTATTTATCCACGCTTGTATGCTTTCTAAGCGTTTCCAAATAAGAATCTTCAATCTGCTTTCTGATAAGCTCATAATTAATTTTATTCGCTTGTGTCATTGTAAACAGAAGCGTCATTGTGACAATAAAATTTTCTTCCAGTTCTTCTGCCATCTGAATCCTTTTAGACTTTTCTTCTTCCGGAAGATTCATTTCTCCAAAATACTTCTTGAATGACATACTGCGCTCATTTTTCACAAGCGCATTCAATTCATCAAAACTAAGATTCGTGAACATCATCATCACCTGTCTTCATTCCATCAAGAATTGGCGAGTTTCCTGTCTGATCAGATAAGTCAGACATTTCTCTCTTTGATTCTGTTTGTGGAATACTCTTCTGAATTAACGATTTCTGAAACTCTTCAATCGTTTTCTTACTGTCAGCCCACGCCTGAGCTACATCAGGGAACAAATCAACCTGTTCCATTGCCACACGACCATTTACGCCAGCTTTAATCATTGCAACCATCGAATTAACCTTTGTAGCAAGGTCATAGGTCTTATTACGAATAAATTTCGGCTTGATATCCGAAATTTCCAATGAACGAAGTGGACTATCGAATGGAATGTCATTTGTGCTCTTAATTGCGATCATCTCAAGCTCAACGATCTCTGCTTTTCCACGGCGTAAAATCTGTTCTTCCTTGCAAGCACTATTTTCAGCAGCACTCCAACCGGAAGACATATTCATAGCTGAGCCAGTCGAACCGCCACCAGGATCCGTCTGAATCGGCACATAAGCTTTCTGCAAAATCGTGTTTCGCTTGCTTACAATATTTTCCTGCACTCCTTGATAATCAAATGTACTGGAAATTGCTTTCAATGTTGGCGTTCCACCATTGCCAGTCTGTTTCGCAACAATCCATTGTCCACCTACAGGAGATTGCGTCTTTCCACTACCATCTTTTGGTAACTCAAATCCGGTTCCAAAGAAAACTTCTTGCGTGGTTTGTGCTACACTATTTGCAAAATCAGAAACTTCAACGTTTAGCGCATTCATATCTGAAATCTGACGTTCAAAGCAACCCGTCCTGTCTGTAGCGCGATTAAATTCTACGATTGGAATTTTCTTGAATGGATTCTTTTCACCGCTTCTCTGCATGAATGACCAAGGCTCTTTCACCTTGTCACCATTGATTACTTCGCGCATATCGCGGATTTCATATCTCCTGTCCGGAGTGAACACGGTATAATAAGTTGTTCCATCTTCCGTTCTCCGGAAAGTGACACCTGCCAGCTTCTCTTGAAGCGCTGAGTTTCTGTAGATGCAGAATGTAAACAAAGGATTCAGCGTCACAAGGTCAAACGGTGCAAGTCCATCATATGACTTTTTAATGTCAACAAATTGATAACCAATACCATTAATTTCAACGTATCTTCCAAGCTCTTGGTCTTTTGAAAATGCGTATTCAGAATCATTCAGCTCGTTCAGCATAGAAATACCATCGTCCTGCAAGTTATTCTGATTATCTGTAGATTTTCTAAAATCTTTATTTCCACGTTGGACGTATGTAATTGGCTGTCCCCAAACATATCCAAGCTTAAATTCCGTAATTTGACTCGCAAGGTTATCTTGCACTCTAATATCAACTTCCTTACGAATCGTTTTCTTTCTTACAAGTGGCTGAATGCCTTTCTCATATCTCATAAGAAAAACCATTTCATTGGAATTCTGCATATGAACAATCATTGCTTTTTGCAAAACCTCAAAAATGTTTTTCTCTGTTATCTTATCAACGTCTGAATAAATCCGGCGCCTGCCAGTTAGTTCCGGATATACAAATTCTTCATTGTTGTTGCTCTCAGACACCGAATTCACCTACCTTTACACAAAAATAAAAAGCGCTACATGAATTAACACATAGCGCTCTTTAAGGAGACTTTTGAAACGAATTACAAGTTCTTCGATTATAATTATAGCACTCTAAAATGTGAATTGTGTGAAACCTCACTGTGACACATATTTTGAAAGCCTTTTCGATACCGTGGAGCGTTCCATGCATAAGATATCTGCAATTTCATACTGTGACAACCCGTCTTTCGTATATTCCAGGATTGCTTTGTCCTCAACATCTTTCGCATTCGCAATCATTGTGTCAATAGCCAGTTCCAACTCGTTCAATCTGCGAATGTCATCTTGAATCTTAACTTCCATCTCACGGCATTTCTGCTCCCAGTCTTTCAATTGCGCTATTTCAAAATCTGAGCATCCGGTAACTGTGAATCCTCTCGGTTGATACGGAAATTCTGGATTAGAACCATATACCTTTCCAGAATATGCCGATGGCTGATTCGCCACATACCTTTCAAGTTTCTTCTGGT